GCTACCGTCAACGCATTTGTTCTCTGGAGAGATTCTTCCAGTAAGCTTATACGCTTGTTCTGACGCTCGTTTTCAGTGTCGATACGGCGGGCAAATTCTTCATGTTCCCGTCTTGTTATTATATCTTCCGGCATATGCACACTCCTTCTTAGTTGATAATTTATGGTTACTGATTTTAGGGACCGTCTCTTGCTCTCATCTGCTTTTCTCCTTTCTTTGTCGATTGATAATGAGCCATTAATCAATTACTATTTGTTCCAATCGCTCCAAACGCTGCTCTAAATTAATAATTTTTGCCTGCTGGCGCTGAATCGCTGCGGTGTTGACAGCTATAAACTCCTCATATCGCAGGGAGTAGATATATGTAGGATTCCCGCAACCATCCAATATTGGATTGCCTTCTGCATCTAAGGCTTTGTCCCTGCAAAATCCAGCAAAGTCTAAGTCAGACAGTCCCGCCTGTGCCATGGCCGTCTCGACGTCTTGGGATATAAAGCCTACATGTATGCGCCCGCTGGTACCGTCAATAAAACGGTATGTTACGGGCTGTAGCAGTGCAAAGAAATCCAGATACTTGTCAGACAGAGGGATTATATCCTTTTTCTGGTTGCGGTCTGATGTGGCGATTGTCGATTGCCGTGCATACAACTGATCCCAGCGGTGATTTGCTGTACCCAATTTATGTGATGCGTCTTTCCACGGGCAAAACGCCCAAGCACCATCAGTTACGCCGATTGTTAAGGTGTAATTACCTTCTGTGGGCTGTATCTTAAACATCTGTCCGTTTTCTGAATATACATACCACTGTCTCACTATTAATGCGTTTGAGCCTTGTAGCGTTATGTTCCCGGTAAATGTGCCGCCGCCCCATGGTGATCCTGATGGTCCTTGAGGTCCAGTAGCTCCAGTAGCTCCTTTAGGCCCCTGCGGGCCAGTTGCTCCAGGATCCCCTTTGGGCCCCTGAGGGCCGGTGGCTCCAGTAGCTCCTTTAGGCCCCTGCGGGCCAGTTGCTCCAGGATCACCCTTGGGACCCTGCGGGCCAGTTGCGCCACGGAGATCTGCTTGGTGGGCATCCACATACGCCTGCACATTATCAGGTACGATAGTAGCCATATCCGTATTTAGCGCGCTAATAGCCCCTGTGATTGTGCCGTTGCCGATGCCGGATAAGGATGTGTTGCCTGTCAATCTTTGATTTTCGTTCCACGCCTGCCGCTCTGATGCGGTTATGTGAATCGCATTGTTTCCGGTGTGGCCGTCAAGCTCGGCCTGGCTCGCCTTGGTTCCGATAGCCTGATCCAGCGCGCCCACAACGTCCTCATTATCTTTCATCGCTTGGGCGATCTCACCCAGCGTATCCAAAGTTGAGGGGGCTCCGTTGATCAAATCCGCAATCTGCTGATCTGTATACCCTGTGGCCTGCTGGTATGCCCCATCTATAGCCGTCTGTTGCGCCGTGGAGACCGGCTTGCACATATCTGACGTATTATCTGCATTCCCTAATCCGATCTGTTCCTTGCTGGTGTGATGAGGATTGTCAAAATCGCCGGTGTGATTTTTTATGCTGCTTTCCAGCTCCAGAACATCCCCCACGGTTGCCATTGCGGACTGATCCACCTGAATGGTGATGTTATCCGCATTTTCAAGTGTTATTTTCAGCTTAATCTCCATTCCGCTTAGCGTTTGCGATTTCTGCGGCATATATGCAGCCCTTGTCTGCTCTATGGCAATGGCAAACAATATGGGGGTATCTTCTCCCAGGCGGGCGTAAACTCCCAATGTGTTTACAAAATACCCTTCTTCTAAATCGCTGTTTAGAAATACAGAGTCAATCTGGATCACATTGTCCACCCTTGACATTTTTCTTATATTCGCCCTCTGTTTAACTTCATCCAATTCTGTCAGTTCTTCCAGCGCAGCAATGTCATAGTTTTGCTCCGACATGACCATTTCTGTAAATATTAACTCTTCATCTGAACCGAGCTTTAAATTTAGAAGTTGCTTTCCTGCATCTGTTATGATAAGCTTAGAAAAATTTGCCATTTTACACCTCTCAGTTTTCTATTTCAATAATGTCCGCACAGGACACGCCTCCGCCCGCATACACTTCCCCATCTGCTCCTTTGTATATATGGTTTTCGGCGGTAGTTGCAATGTTACAAGGTACAATTTCAGCAATGATACGCTCCAATTCTGCCACTTGACCGACCTGCTCCAGCATAGTATTGACCATCAGCCTATATTCTTGCTGCAGATCCGTGCTGATCAAAAAATCGGCCCCGTCACTCAACGTTTTAATTTTTTCAATCAATGTTCTGACAGTATAGGGGAGTTTATTTATCCAGCGAGTCTGTACTTTTACTCTCCTGCTTTCAAGGTCGTCCTCTTCGGCGGGAAAAATCCCTAAAATATGTTCAAGTCGGGCGATACCGGATTCATCGGCAGTTGATATGAAGTGATTATATAGGATTTTATCAACAGCGTCCCACACCATGATGAATTCTGGGTTTTCTGTTTCCAGGGTTGCAATCAGTTCTTTGTACCCTCGCATGAACTCCGGTAGGTAGGACACCAGATCAATTTCCCTTATCATCCACTGACACCCCCGATCACTGGCACTTCATGCTGCCCCAGCGTAATATTTGCATCCGTTCCGTTCAGCTTGGTGTCGGCAATGTCTGCCACGCCTTTCACTGCAAGGATGCGCGATTCTATCTGACTGACCCTCACCACGGTATAGGTTCCGACCGCCCACTCTTTCCTGAGTTCAAGCAGATAAGCATCCACCGTTTCCGTGATCGGGGTTTTCAGGTTGTTCCAGGAATACCCTTCATCAAAGATCAGGGCGGTCTTGACCTCTATGGCAACAGGCTGTGCGCTTTTCACCCTAACAACGTGCCCAATGGGTGCAAGGCCATAACCTTCCCCTGCATTCTCTTCCGGATCAAGAATGTCCTGAACTTTTTTCAGCAGGACTGCACTGACTTCTCCAAAATCATTTGAATTGACTACTGTGACCAGAACCGTTCCGCCTACCGTCAGTTTTTTCTCGTATGCTGCCATATAGACAGATGACAACCAGGCGGCAACTTCCGGCGATACCGACTTTATTGCGGTGTCATACCAGGCCTTAACTGCATCACTGGGGATCATGTCCCCCGGACGGATGTCACTGTTCCACACCCTTGTAACTTTTACATCTCCTATGCCCTCGATACCCCTCACCTTTGCCAGATAATCGGCACGGTTCCCGCCAAATGAATGCTCATTAAAGCTATCAAAATACCGTTGTCTTAAATCTTCGGTATCTTCCTCATCTTCACCGGGTATCAGGATTTCTGTCAGTTCAGAGGTTTCCAGCCCCTGTATGTAATTAATGGGAATCATCTGCCCTAAATACTGATTACCTACAATTCCCGGTGTTTCACATTTTACCTGGTACTGTCCTGATGCGATCCGCTGGGTAACCACATAATTTATGTCGCCGATATTGAATCGCTGTCCGGTCACATCAACGGTATCGGGTGTGAACGTCCCTTTGAGTACCGCATGGGTTGCCGGTCCTGGGGTGATCCCTCTATCCTTACACAGCAGAATCAGAAACTCTCTTGTCGCTGTGTCACCATAGGAATTCCTTATCAGCTGTTCCAGTTCGATGTACAGTATCGCAAGTTCATTTGCCGTCGTCTCTACCGTGTCATAGATCAGGGCGCTGGGTCTTTTGTCCAACTTGTCGGACACGCGGGACAGCATGCGCTCCCGTAGAAAGTCATCCGTCATATTCTCGTACATTTATACTCTCACCTCTCTTTCTGTTGGAATGTCACCATAGACGGTATGTACAATGCATGTAGTATGGACAACGCCCTTAATGCTGGTATAATGCTCGAAGTCTGTCACGCCGGTTATTCGGGTATCCACACACAGGGCTTCCGCAATTCTTCGTTCCAGTTCCGCGCACACCCAGTTTACAGGTTCACCGTACAGATCAAGCGTTTCAATCCCATACCACCAGGGATAGATGATATACTGATATCGCTCAGTACTCAATATCCTGAATATGGCCTGTTTAACTGCCTCCCGTCCATCCGCAAATCCTCTGACAGAATCACTGTCTGGATTCATCTTATAGGTCAGGCTGGGCTGTTCCTCAATATTAAAATCCTGTGCTAAAAAACCATTTGTTGATGGGATCATGACCCGCCCCCCCTATCCGATCAATAACCACAAATTTTTGGCCTTCCTGTTGCCTTACCAATATAACTTCATCACCGGGCACCAGAGCGCCATGAATCATGATGCTCTTTTTCCCTGTGATCTTATGGTCATGTATCATATTACTTCCGCCCGTGAGCAGATCAATGTTATCACCGTCGCTATCTGTTCCGCTCACGGTGTGGCTGTGTATGCCAAGGCCGCTCTCTGTCAGCCAATTAATGGTAATTGGCAATGCGTAGTCTGTCACGTTCCTCGCCAATACAAGCTGTGATTCCCCCAGCACCATCTTTTGCTCCACATTAATTTTCAACGGATCTACAGACTGAACCTTGCCAAAGAATACATTCACGGGTTTTGACGCCTCACGTTCATCCCTTGCCGCTTTTTTCATCGCCTTCACCAGTTCATTCGCATCAGCCAACAAATTCACCCCCTTTCAGGGTCAGGTTCATCCAGTGTTCATCCTGTTTATAGATATGTTTGCAGGATTCCACCAGCATGAAGTTGTTCAGTTTCACGTCCCCCAGATCCAACCGGATAACCACCATTGATCCGGCCCTTACCCGGTTATCACCTATGGCATTGATAATTTTCAGGGTTCTGGTCTTTTTGTCATACAGCTTTAAAAGCGCATCTGCCTTTGCCTGGCCGTTCTCGCCCTTGGAAAGTGTATCAAAGTATTGCAGAATGCCCCACCTGTTTATGTTCGCCCCGTCCTGGGCGATGTACACTTCCCTGAGCCCTGTGTCCTCATTGTCATAGGTCAATTTCACTTTATTAAACGTGCTATCGTCAATGGATGACGTGTATTCAAAATTCTCCCCTGTTTCTTCGTCTATCATCAGATAGGCTCCAGGACTGCCCACATACATTTCAGACAGGTGTTTCAGCGTCAGCTTTCCAAAATCGTCATATAGGACATACAGTTCGCCGCTGTTTGTCAGCTCTAAGTCAAGAGCATTCTCGATCATTTCAAAGAGGGACGTGTTTTCCTCAACCCTTGACCCTATAGTGAACGTCGTGTCATCTATACTCCCAATATTCAGGGAGAAGTCTGCAGCAACCATTCTAATAAACTGGGCGGCAGTCTTGTTTTCGTAGACATAGGTATCTTTATTTTTCAGATACCGCAGCTGATCGTAGGCGGTGACGGTTATGATCCCGTCCTTGTCTCTTCTCTGCCCAAACACAAACCCGAAGAATATATTGTCGCCGTCCACTTTCAGCCTGACTGCGCTGCCTTCGGAAAAATCCAGTATGTCATCCTTCAAGACTCTGAATGTCAGTTTCCCAGGGGATCCACGTCTTTCTGTCAACCACTCCAGCCCTTCTTCCACAGGCGGGATAAACGCCTTTGTTCCGGTTTCATTTGCGACTAAAAGTTCAACATTCATCGGACACCTTCTTTCACTGCGCCACAGGGATGGTCAGCACCTGTCCCGGATATATCCGGTTGGGATTGCCGCCTATGACACCTTTATTCGCGTTGTAGATCACCGTGTACTTTGAACCGTTACCATAAAACTTTTTTGCGATGTTGTACAAGCAATCACCTTTGACCACTGTGTAGGCTACGGCCTGAGACGGCGCCGGTGACATGGTTGTTTCACGCTGCGGTTCTACGGCCGCTTTGGGCTTTGACGCCGAAACAGTGATATTAACCGTTTTTGTTCCATAATCCCGCCACTGTTTCAACCTTATCTTCACCTTGAGATCAAAACCATTGCCCGCATCCTCTGTCATCCGGTAGTCTTCCAGCGTCGCCCTGATGTTTGTATTGAACAGCTTTTTGTTGTTGGGCAGCGCGCGGCAGACAATAAACTGAAACGGTGTTCGACTGGCCTTTAGCTCCTCAAAAACGTTCAGGAAATAGTCAGCCCCTTTGAACCCTGACTTATAGACCGCAGAAGGATAGTTCACCTGCGGAATCTCACAGGTGAACTCCACTTCTGTCAGTCCCGGCTTTTTCAGGGTGTTTATTTCGCCTTCGTTGATAAGCGTCAATGTCTTATTCTCGTTTTGGATCTTTATGTCCAGCTTTGAGGGAGTCACGGGCAGCAGGCACTTTCCCAGAAAGAACTCATATCCACTTTTCGCCATTTACTCATGCACCCCCTCTGTTATGCTGTCAACCGCCTCATTCACGGCATCCGTAAGGCCGGACACCACGCCGTCTAAGTCCATACTGCTGCTAATGTTGTTATGGTTGGTCTGCTCAACTTTAATCTCTGCGGTTGTGAATCTATTGACGGCATCCTGCTCTGCTATATCCCGTAGATATTTCAGGTCTTCCTCTGTACAATCCAGGGAATCCTTTATGCTGTCGGTATTCCCGGCAATATCACCGATGTTTCCGGCTATGGAATCACCAAAATCCGACACATAGTCCTCTATTGACGGGATCTGGTCAGCGGGGAACAGGTCTGACAGGCTGAAATTACCGACCTTTTCGGCGATACCGTCACCCCACGCCGCACCGGCGTTAAAAGCGTCTGATGCCCAGCCGTCCTGAAACGCGTCAAATGTGCTGAACCCCTCATTAAATGCGTCACCTATACTTTTGTATTCCTCTTTATTTCCAGCGGCCGCAGCGGCCTTTGCGGCATAGTCATCCGCCGCATTGCTTATCCCGGAATAGTCAAACTCCACAAAGGGCAGTTTATTCAGCGCAACACATATCCCCTCAATAACCAACAGCGCAGTTGAAAGAAGGTTGTAAAACCAGGACTGCACAGAACAGATCGCGTTGTGGAATGCCGTCATCATGTTACTGGCCAGCGCCGCTATTGCGTTTCCGATTCCCAGTAAAACATTGCCTATGGTCATAAACAGATTCTTAAAAAACTCATTTGCCACATTGATACTGCCACATATGACTCCAAAGCCCGAACTTGCGGCCCCCGTCATTTTCGCTATTGCACTACACACTGCAAAAATTACGGCAATCAGCGCAATGATCAGCATAATAATCCAAACTAAAGGACAGGCGTACATAGCACCGTTTAGACCCATTTGGGCGGCAGTTGCTGAGATCGTCGCCCCTGTCTGTGCCGCAAGCGCCGCAACATGTATAAACTCTGCCACCGCCATAGCGCCCTTGACTGCCGTACTTGCCAGCTCAATAGCTTTCGTAATGCCAAGATAGGCCGCATAAACTGCCAATGCCGCGATAACCCCATAAATGATAGGACTGATGATCGACCAGTTGTCAGCAGCAAAACCGCCAACCGCTGCAAACATGTCAAAAACGTATAGCAGGATATTCGCAAGGGCCGCCATCGCCTCAACCGCGCCGTCCACAAAAGTCTGAAACGCCTCACGGTTAGCGATATCATTCAATCTTTGGAGAATCGGCTGAAATGCAATCAGCGCGGTATTCTGCATCGATTGCCAAACTTGCCCCCAGGTCATGGGCATCTCGTTGAACTTTGCATTGATCTCATCAGCGCTTGCAAAAATAGCTGCCTTAACAACGTCCGCTGAAAGCTGGCCTTCGGATGCCATTTCCCGAATCTGTCCAATAGGCACGTCCAGATAGTCCGCGATGGACTGGATCAGGTTCGGCGCCTGCTCAAAGATACTGTTTAACTCATCGCCGCGCAGCACACCGGATCCCAGCGCCTGTGACAACTGCAGCATGGCATTTGATGATTCCTGAGTACTTGCCCCTGCAATGGTCATCTGCTTTTGAACCAGATCGGCGAACGCAACGACTTCTGCGGAACTGCTGAACGCATCCTTTGCATTGTTTCCAAACCGTGCAACCACATCGGCCATTTCAGCAAATGACCCCCGCGAATCCTGTGCCGCCGCGTAGACCATGTTCACAAGTTCCTGTGTACTCTGAACCCCGTCGTTCATCAGATCCAGCCGGGATGTTGTCTGCGCCAATTCGTCCGATATACTTAAGACTTTTTTAACGCTCTGTATACTGGCGTATGCCATGACAGCATTTCTTATTACGCCAACCAAACCGTTGGCCTGCTGTGATCCTTCCTGAATTTCCCGGTTCCACCGTCCCTGCCCGGCCACGTTGTCCCTCAGATACCTCTCAGTCCCTGAAACGGTCTGGTTCAGCCGCAGGTATGCCTCGTTAGCCGCAGACACGTCCATGTTATCTATTGCGGCATTCAGCTCATTCTGTTCAACGATCATCTGGTTCAGTTGCATTCTCAGCTGTTCCAGTTCGCTGTTCGCCGTATCGGTTCCCACGTTTAAGGGGGTATTCTCTATCTGCTGGATGCGTTCCCGGATGTTGTCAATTCTGACCGCCATGCTGTTCAGATTCTGGAATGCCTCCGGTGGTAAAATTACGGTATCGAATGCCCGCCTTGCAATAGTATCCTGCGTAGCACTCAACTGCTGCAGCATGGTGTCGGCGCTCTGGACTTCCTGCCGAAACCGCTCAATACCGGAGTTTGTAAAAACATCCAAACTGTTCGTCTGCCAACTTACCGGAACATTTACCGATCCCGGAGGGCTGTTAGCACCCACGTTCGGCCTGATCTCCCGCGGAGTATTCACTGCCGGGGCGGCCAGCTCAGACATTGCCCGCTCCATCTCGTTTACTGCCATGGTTACCCGGTCAATCTCTGCCCTCGCGCCTTCAAGCTCACTGGTATCAATATCTGCATTCATTGTACCTTGCATATTCTCCATCGCCAATATCGCAAGGTTCACAGAACTAACGACACTATTCAGTATACCTGTGAAGTTGTCATTCAGTTCAATACCTGTCTGTATGGACGACACTGCGGCATCACCTGCCTTTCGCTTTCCGGTCTAATTCTCTTTCTTTCTCTTTATCGTTTTCCACTTTGATCTGGATCGCGGCGATAATAAATGCTTTCTCCTGTTCGTCCAGTTCAAGAAAAACGGATGGAAGGATATGCAGCTTGTGAAGGGCATAGTACGCATAGTTGGCCATACCATCCCCCTCATTTATCAGTTTTTTGCGTCTTCCACCTTGTCATTCAATGTCTTGCTGAACCCCTGGAATTTCTGCATCCACGCGCACAGATCACTGTATTCGCCGGGATCGTTTACCAGGGCATACAACAGGTCTTCCGGAGTCTTGACCCCATAAGAATCCTGTAATTCCGCATCATACAGATCGGGGCACACCGTCGCGTTGCAGATCATGCGATTCAGGTACTTGGATGTGTCCAGTTTCGGCCTGAACAGGTTGGGCTTGCCGGTGACCTGGACTTCCATAGTACAGGCATCCCGCAGGCTGTCATTCTCCTTCGCGGTGAGGTGACGGAACTCCCATTTGATCGGGTTTCCCTCTTCGTCGCGCAGGGATTCCGTGGGGGCATAAAACTCATTCTTTTTCTCGGTCTTGTTAGACTTCATGAATTGGGCAAATTTAGACATTTTTACACACTCCTCTATAGTTATTGTCAATATTAAAAAGAGCCCCTGCACAGGCCATACAGAGCTTACACAGGGGTTCTCGTCCGCCAGCATCAGTTAGTTAAAAAGCCGGTCAGATCAGCAAAGGATTCCGGCATTGAAAAATCTTCAAAAGTACCTTCAACCTCTTCATCCAGGTACTCGCTGTCGGCATCAAATTTTGCCAGAACGCCGCCGTCCGTGTTGCAGTCGTAGAAGATCAAAGTCTGCCGTTTGGCCTCAGATGTGGGATCGTCATTGGTGATCTGCATTTCAAAGTATGCATCGTACCCGGTATTCTTATAGTCGAGCAGCGCCTGCCGTAATACCGATTGGTTATAGTGCGCGGTCCCGGAAAATGTACCCTCCATACCACATGACTTATGCCCCACCATGACAGCGCCAAGACGGGGAACCGTGGTCTTGGTCTTTTCAACTTTGACCTCCATGTCGATCATCTGCATGAAATTATACCTTCGGGTTCCGATCGTGATGAAACACTCGGCCAGCTTTGCGGCAATCGTATCTCTCGCCTTCATTGTCACATTGTTTTCCATAACCTTTTAACCTCCCTTCTATTTCACTATGTTGGTCATGTACAGTTTACCCATCGCGTTTACCACCTCAATGGAGCCGGTGACCACAACGGACTTCTTACTGTCACCCTGCTCCACGGTCAGATCAGAGTCTGTAAAATTCTCAATGGCTCCCGCCGTCTGCAAGTCTTCCCGCAGTTTTTTCAAATCAGACCACAGGGATGTCCTGCCGGATGCCTTGTTGGGCACTACACCCAGATACTTGGTGTTGAACAGAACCGCGTCGTCATTGCCCAGCTGGTCAATGACGCGAATAGTCTGGTTATCCTTGAAGATGTCTCCCTCTGTGTCCGTGGTGGTCACCATGCTGTTGATATCTTCCAGGACGCGCACGTCTGCGTTGACCTTGTGCAGCACAAACTCTCCGTTATCAATGCACTGCCCCAACTGGGTCTGGGTATAGTCGGTATCGATCGTGAAAGCACCGTCATACTTTCTGTTCTGGCAGGACTTATTTACCTCACACCCGCATTCCAGACCGGTGACCCAGTACACAAGCGCAGACTCAGACCAGCCATCATCAGTGATCCGGTTATTCACGCTGATCGTCCCCATATAGTCGGCCGCGATATTGTACAGCACCAGCTGGAACTTAATACCCATTTCGTCCCGCAGGCGCCTATTGAAGGACACATACAGTTTCTTGATGGTTTCATCTGTAATAACTACCCCCATGGTGTTGTATGTGTAGCTTTCAATCTTATCCAGATACTTCTGGTGCGCTGCGCCGTCCGCCGTCCCGTTGGTGCCCCCTGACAGGGGTGCTGCTGCTGTCACGGCCAGCGTTGCGTCTGTCTTGAACTTCACGTATCCATTTGCAGTTAAGTCAGCGGCCTTTGCCACGGTCTGGCTGTCCACAAGGGTCGTACCCATGTATGTGTACACGTCATACAGGCTGTTGTCATCCACATTTGCCTGGATCACTACTTTTAAGTCGTTCCCCCGGGTTCCACTGCACACTGCGACAGCAAAATCGTTCTCCGCTTTTTTCCCGCCTCCGTTGATCCGGTATGCGTACAGCATCCGGGCATTTAAAAACAGATCATTTAGCCCTTTCATCCTCTCATGCTCTACCGGATATCCAAAGATCTTCATACTGTTCTTATGATAATCTTCATTGGTTACTTCCACTATGCTGTCATCCGCTCCCCAGTCAAGTTCCAGAGGCATGGTGCAGATCCCTCTGTCCGACAGTGCGGCGGACGCACCTGCCAACGATACAAAATTGATGTACGCGCCAGGCAGCTTTTTATTTTGCGTAACCCATGTTCCACCACCTAAAGCCATTTTATTTCACCTTTCCTTTCATAAACTCATCAACCATCCGGTCAACCTCCGCAATGGTATACATCCTGCCGTCTTCCAGCAGAGCAGACACCACGTCTTTCCTGTTCCTATACCGGGCGGACGATAGCACCTGTCCCCTGGTGAACTTCTGTTCATCCGGTTCGGCCCTTCTTTCTACCACCGCAGTGTTGTCTTTACTCTTTGCCACTCAATCACCTTCCTTCACTGTAGTACAGGGCATCATCTGTCCCATTTTAACGGTTTCTTCCCGTTTATAGACAAAGCAGTCATAATTGACAAAATAATTCAGGACGCCATCCACCACTTTCCCGTTCATCTGCGTCCCCCTCATAAGTCCATCCACGTCTATGTATTCCAGGCATTGGCTCAGCCGTTCCAGCACGTCATAACACTCCCGGTTCCTGTCATCCTCTGACAGCGGGAAATACTGGATACAAAACTGATTGCACCTGAAATATTTTTGCCCACGGAATAGTTCATTTGTGGGGTTCAGACACTGAATGAAGAAACTCTTTCCAGTCAAGTCCTGGTTTATTTCTTCCATGTAATTTGTATACCCATCACCAAATTCAGTATTTAGGGCAGTGCTTATCGCCTCCATGATCGAATTTATCACTTCATCGCACCCCCTAAGTATTGTAAGATCCTCTTTTCCAGAATCTGCGGTGCGATGGATCGCAATTTCTGTTCGGATATAGTCATCATGAACACTCCCTTGACCCATCCCTTATGGTTAGCCGTCCTGTGACCGTATTCCACATAGGACGCGTATTCCACCGGGTTCACGATTTCAATGACATAGGTATTTCCAAAATGATTGATCTTCATCGACTGAGCATATCCCTGTGGTGTCGCCTGTTCCCCGTTTGTCCAGCCACGTCTCAATGTACCGCCCATCTTTCCGCTGGGATTCACCTTTTTCTTGTACACGTCACCCTTTTTATGATTTTTGGAATCTCGTTTTGCCACAACTTCGATGTCGTGTGAATAATCGCCTACCGGGGTATGCTCCACGACCATGGCCAGGAGGCGGGCCGCGAGTTCCTTTGCGCACGATTCTACAAAGGTATCCGGGGACTTCAGTTTCTGCAGATTCTTCTGCAACTCCTTTAGACCGGACAGATCAAAGTTTCCCATTCTTCCCATTATGCCCACCTCTCAAACAGTTCCAGGATAATCTCCTGATGGGTGGAATATACGGCCGGTACACCGCTGCATCTATAATCCGCCGTCACACCGTCCTGCTCCACCGTCACCTTTGAACCGGGATTCACCCTGATCTCAGGCGCCAGAAATAATTTGATGATCTGTGTGATCCCGGCCGCCGATTCCGTCTGCTGTGCAGTTCTCAGATTTTCAAAGGATAGCTTGCAGGGCTGGCCGACCAACACGACCACATCCTGCTCCTTTGTCAGTTTTGACCGTTCATCCATCACCTTCCCTCGTTCAGTAACCGTCATCGTCCCAAAATACTGTGATTCCTGGGCTTTTCTGGCTGCTTTCTGCGCAGCCTCGACTGTTTTTACCATCTGATTCTGCGGTATGAACTGAATTCATCCTTTCCGTAAGATAAAAGGTGATTGATAAAGGCGGTCAACCTTTGTTCCGGGGTAAGCGATCCTTCGCCAATGGCAAAGACCGTGTTGGTATCCCCCGCCTGGATCTGTTTCACTGCATAGTCAAGGTCAAGTTCTTCCAAGTCACCCGGCATGAACG